TCTTACCTTTAGTAGTAAAGATATGCAACCTATAATTAAAAGGGAATCCGATATGGATGTTTCTTATGACTCTGACACTGATACAAGTACTATTGTTTGTGCCTTTTCTCAGGAGGAAACTTTAGCGATGCCTTTAGGCACTATTGAGGTTGAGCTTAAATTTACAGATGATGGCGGTGCGACTGTTGGTGCAACTGAGAATGTTACTATTGTTTCCAAGAAGGCCTTATTAGAAGAAGTTATTGACGGTGAATAATGGCTTAATTTTAAATACTGGTGTTACGCCTAATGGAGTGCCATTAGCTATAGATGATGTGTCTATTGTTAAGATAGATACAAATGAGCCTACTTCTCGTATACCTTTAAGTATCGGAGAACTTTCAAGTGTTGAAATGACTGCCGGTATTAGTGGGAGCGTCGGCACTACTGATTATGAAAGTTTACGCCATAAGCCTGCTATTAACGGAGAAGTACTTGTAGGAGATAAAGCGATAACAAGGTTTCTTCAATTTGGTAGTGAGCTTACTTATATCAATAAGACCCTAGATGTAGATGTAATGACCGCGCAGCAAATTGCTAATTTGTTAACAGATGATTAGGAGGATTTATGTCAGTTGCAGGAACCGTAGCCATTACTGAGTTATGGGCAAAATGTAAAGCTTGGTTTGCCCGTAATATAGGCAGCTCTACTACGGCTACTACAGTAAGTATCGCTTTAAAAAATAATGCAGGAGATACCTTAGGCAGTGCTACTATTGCAGGAGCTAGCGCAACTAATGCCGGTATACTGGTAGCAGATGATAAGAGTAAATTAGATGGCATAGAAGCGCAGGCCAATAAGACTGTGGTTGATTCAGCGCTTTCTTCAACCAGTACAAATCCTGTTCAAAATAAAGTTATTAACACAGCTCTTTCTGGTAAAGCGGCATCTAATCATTCTCATGATGCGGCCACTACTTCTGCCGCTGGGTTTATGTCTTCAAGTGATAAAGAAAAGCTTAATGGCATAGATTCTGGTGCAAATGCATATGTGCATCCTACTAGTGGCCCTTCTAGTACAGGAAATACTTCAAAGGGAGATACCTCTGCAAAGACGCCAGGCTTTGGTGGTACTTTTAAAGCTCTTTCTGCCACAGTCGATAAGTATGGACACACTACTGCGCTTGGTGAGCATACTGTAACTATTCCGTCTGCTGTAGCATCTGCCTCTACGGGAGGATCGGGCGGTAGTGCAGGTCTCATGAGTGCTGCTGATAAAGAAAAGTTAAATGGTATCGCGGCTGGCGCAAACGCATATACGCATCCTACCTTTACTGCTGCTGCAGCAGCTGCTAAGAAGATTGGAAATGATGCACAAGGGCATGTTGTCATTGGAGATGCTTTAACGGCTGCAGATGTTGGCGCGGCAGAGTCATCCCATAGCCATGATGCAGCCTCTACTAGTGCTGCAGGTTTTATGAGTTCTTCTGATAAAACTAAGCTTAATGGCATTGCCTCTGGTGCAGAGGTTAATCAGAATGCTTTTTCTAATGTCAAGATTGGCAATAACACCATTGCTGCGGATGCTAAAACTGATACCTTAGAGCTTATCGCAGGAGACAATGTTACATTGACTCCGGATACCACTAATGATAAGTTGACTATTGCGGCTACTGATACTGTTTATACGCATCCATCTCATACCGCGCATTCAACTAGTGCTATTTATAAATTTACTAACGACTCTAGTGGCCATGTTAATGCCGCGACTGCAGCTACGGCAAGTGATATTGTTTCTTTACTTGGCACTACCGCAGTTAATAGAGCTAAAGCAGATTCTAGTGGTAATACTTTTGGTGCGGCTGCTTCTAAGGGAGTTGACACGTCAATTAGCTCAGGCAGTTCTTCCACTAATGTGCCTACTTCTAAAGCAGTGTCTGATTTTGTGGCTTCTCAGATTACAGGAGCTACCGCTTTTCAGGGTGTTGCAGATAGTAATACGGCTATCTCAGATAGTAATTATGTTAAGGGGTATTACTGGGTTGTTGGTACGGCGGGCACTTATGTAGGCCAGACCTGTGAAGTTGGCGATATGATTTTTGCCATTGCTAATAAGGGGTCCAGTTATTCCGCTAGTGATTTTAGTGTGGTTCAGAATAATATTGTTGAAATGACCGCTGCCGAAGTTGACGCTATTTGCGTTTAGTAAGAGGACATCATGACCGTAGCAGGTACGACAGCTATAACTGAGTTGTGGGCAAAATGCAAAGCATTCTTTGCAGCAAAAAGCCATGCCCATGCTGCTTCTGATATAATTAGTGGGGAATTACCAATAGGACGAGGTGGGACTGGAGCTTCTTCAGCTTCTGCTGCTCGTACAAATCTTGGTGCACAAGCATCGCTAGTTAGCGGTACAAATATAAAAACAGTTAATAACCAAAGTCTTCTTGGCTCTGGGAATATTGCCATCGTAGGTACTGGGGATTTAACAGATGATTATGGTAGTTGGGCCGATTCAGAGACTATGAATGAACAAGCTGCTGTCTACTATGATATTGAGGACGATTCTTTTCACGTAGATTGTCTTCCAGTAGAAGCCGGCGGTACTGGGGCTTATTCAGCTTCTGCTGCTCGTACAAATCTTGGTGCAGCTGCTGCTAGTCATGAGCATGCGGCATCTGATATTAGCTCTGGTACGCTTGCTATTGCGCGTATTCCTACTGGTACGTCTGGAACAACTGTAGCGCTAGGAAATCATAGTCATAGTGGATACGCTGATGCTTCACATGAGCACGCGGCAGATGATATATCTTCTGGAACTTTAGATGCTGCACGTATTCCGAATCTTGCAGCTAGTAAAATAACTTCTGGCACCATGAGTCAGCTTAGAGTGCAGCCTATTTATTATCAAGCGCATGGGTCGGGTGATTTATCTTTATCGGCGGGTACTCAAGCACAAGTTGCGTTGGTTACTACGGGCGCTCTATCTAGCGGTAGTGGCTTATCAATTGTGTCAGGAGGAATTAAAATTACAACAGCAGGTCGCTACCGTGTTACAGCATCTGTTTATGTCTCTAACTCGGCAACTGAAGCAACTGGCCGAGGCGTTTATATTCGACGAGCTACATCCAGCGGTGCATTTAGCGCAGCATCTGAGATACTGGCCGCAGTAGATGTTTCATCAAAGGGCTCAGGAGCTATTTGTTGTGGCCCTAAAATCCTTGCATTATCTGCAAATGATATTATTTATCTTGCTGCACGTTCTATGGGTGCGGCTGGTTCTTGTGATAAAGATAACGCGGGTACATTCTTATTAATTGAGCGTCTCAGTTAGGAGCTACTATGTATATCGTTATTGAAATACAAACGCAGCATGATGGCACTATCGGAAATATTGTAAATACTTATGATGATTTTAATCTTGCTTTATCTAAATATCATACCATTTTAGCGGCTGCTGCTGTTTCATCTTTAGCATGTCACTCTGCTATTGTAATGTCTAATGAGTGTGTTATCTACGAGAGTAGTTTCTTTAAGCATGAGGCGTAATTATTAAGGATCCATTGATGAGCGTAGATTTAAGCAGACTTTCTACCTTGCTTACTCCTAAAATGAGCAAGTATTGCCCATATACTCCAACGCCAAAGCAAGCGGCTTTTCTTCTATTAGATGATGTAAAAGAAGTTCTTTATGGTGGTGCGGCTTCCGGCGGTAAGAGTGTTGGCCAGTTAATGGCTGCACTACAGTATGTAGATGTTCCCGGATATTCAGCTATTCTCTTCCGTAGAACATACTCAGATCTTGCTCTTCCTGGCGCGCTTATGGAAATGGCGCGTAGATGGCTGAATCCTTATATTGCTACAAAGGAAGTTCATTGGTCAGAGAAAAATAAGGTGTATACATTTCCATCTGGCGCAACTTTATCTTTTGGCTACTTAGAAAGTGAGCATGATTGTGAGAGGTATCAAGGTGCTGAGTTTCAGTATATTGGCATTGATGAGTGTACCCATATTTCTCCGACTAATTATAGATATATGTTCTCTCGACTGCGCAAAACAGTAGACATACCTGTACCTTTACGCTTTAGAGCTACGTGTAATCCTGGTGGTATGTATGGAGACTGGTATTTTGAGAGGTTCTTTTTGAACAAAGAGAATAGAGTTTTTATTCCTGCAGGTATTTATGATAATCCATATGTAGATACTGAAGATTATATAGAGTCTTTAAACGAGTTAGATCCAGTTACACGTGAGCAGTTACTTAATGGTAATTGGCAAGTTCATGAGGCAGGTGAGATGTTTTCTCGTGAGTGGTTTACTGAAGTAGGTTTAGAGGATTTACCGAAAAATATGCGTATAGTGCGCTGTTGGGATACGGCTTCTACAGATACGAAGGGTACTAGAGGGCACAGAAAAAACCCGGACCCCGATTATACTGCGAGTGTAAAGCTTGGGTATCATGCGGGTATTTATTATATATTAGATATTACACGAGACCGTAAGAAACCCATGGAAGTCGAGAATCTTGTTGCACTTAATGCTGCTGCCGATGGGCGCCAATGTGATATTAGAATGGAACAAGAACCGGGATCCTCAGGTGAGATGGTGATTGATCACTACAAGCGTAATGTTGTGTCACAGTATAATTTTGATGGTTTAAAGCTTACAGGAAGTAAAACTGATAGAGCTTCTATTGCATCTTCTGCATGCCAAGCAGGCAAAGTGTGCATATTACGAACCTGTAGAAATAAGTCAGCCTTTTATGATGAGTTAGATTCATTCCCATATGGGTCTCATGATGATATGGTTGATGCTTTTAGTGATAGTATTAATTTTTTTGCTAAAGCGGCTGTACGCAGAGCCCCCACTGGCTTACGTAAATCTGGGGGGTCTTACTGGAGAGGATTAGATAGGAGTAGAGCATATGCCTAGGCAACCTGCATCATTAAAGCACCTTGGTATTGTTGGTTTACGGCAAAATTCGGGCAGTATTTATGAAGAATTTTTGCCTGAATTGCGATGGCCTCGTGCAGGTAAGATATATCAACAAATGGCAGATAATGATCCTGTAGTTGGCTCCATTTTGTATTTAGCAGAAATGCTGATTCGTGGCGCAGAATGGCGCGTTGAATCTGCTTCCGATAGCGCGCAAGATAAAGAAGCTGCTGAGTTTTTACGCCAATGTATGGATGATATGGAAGAGTCTTGGGCTGCTACCATTAGTGAGATTTTGTCAATGCTTACATATGGTTGGTCCTTTCATGAAGTCCTTTATAAAGTTCGTCGAGGACCAACTGAGAAAAGCCCGTTATATAAGAGCAGGTTTTCTGATGGTAAATTTGGCTGGCGCGGGTTCCCCATCCGTTCTCAGGCCTCTTGGGATAAGTGGGAGTTTGATGATGAAACAGGTGAATTGTTAGCATTTATTCAGCGCCCAGAGCCTAAGCAGCATGAGATTCGGATTCCTATTGAAAAGGGGCTGCTGTTCAGGACCCGCGTCAGTAGAGGTAATCCAGAGGGTAAGTCCCTCTTGCGTAATGCATACCGACCTTATTATTTTAAGCAGCGTTTTGAAGAAATAGAGGGTATAGGCATTGAGCGTGACCTTGCAGGCCTTCCTGTACTAAAAACGCCGGAAGAGTTAGACCTTTGGGATGATCAAGATCCTGAGATGGTGAAATTACGTACATTAGCAGAAGAGTTGGTAGCTTCTGTACGTCGTGATGCAAATGAGGGCATTATTTTACCTGCGGGATGGGACTTAAGTTTACTAAATGCGCCTTCTTCTAGGCAGATAAATATTGGAGATGTTATTGAAAGATATGATAATCGTATTGCTATTACTATGCTAAGTGATATTGTATTAATTGGCAATGGTAGTAAAGCAGGATCTTATGCAATGGCCGATGTGAAGCAGAGTATGCTTGCTAGTGCATTGCAGGCCCAACTGTATAATATAGCAGATGTTTTTAATCAAAAAGCTGTTCCTCAGTTATTTGAGTTTAATAATTGGAAGTTAGAGGAGTTACCTCAAATAGTGCCCGGTCAGATAGCCACTCCTTCGCTTAAAGAAGTTGCTGTTATGCTTAGGGCTATGGATCTTGATATTACGCAAGATACAGAGTTAAATAATTATCTGCGTGGATTGATGGCTATGCCACAGCTTGATGGGGAGCAACCAATAGCTACTGATGCAATAATTGATGGTACAAAAGATAATATTAAAGATTATTCAGATGATGAAGCACAGAAAGTATTTGAGCAGAATGATACTATTCGTACTACTGGTGAGGAGGCGTATTTATAATGAGTGTTTATTTAGAGGAATCGCATCGTATATCAGATGATGAGTGGAGCACTAGTGAGACTTTTTCGGTGTATCAAGATGAGTATACGGATGTCAGCATCGTAGATAGTGAAACAGGAGAAGTTAAGCCAGCCTGTATTGCAGAGCATTCGTGTCATTCTATTACATTTGAGATTTATAAAGAGCAGTCTTTTGAAAAGGGGCTTGTTTCTGGGTGGGCTAATGTTTCTAAAAATACTGATGGAAATTATGCGCTAGATTGGCAGGGAGATATTATAGAACCTTCTGACTTAGAAGACGCTGCTATTTTATTTATGAAGGAATATAGAGACAGTGGCGTTAATCATGAAGGCGAGTCGGTCGGAATTGTAGTTGAGTCTATTGTAATGACTAAGGATAAGCAGCATGCTATGGGTATTCCTGATGGTACCGTGCCTGAGGGCTGGTTTATTACTGTGCAGCTTTTAGACAGCGATGTGATTGAAAAAGTTAAATCGGGAGAATACCGTATGTTTTCTATTCAAGGTACAGCTGAGCGAGAGGCTATTTAATGCAGTTATACGAGATTCCTAATTTCGATGCTACAGTTGGCAGTACTGCATATGAAGAGCTGCCTACTTTGCCTTGTTTTGTCTATGATACAGCTATTTTTTCTTTATATTTTGTGACTCAAGCAGAGATTACATTAATAGCGCAAATGACTAGTGCTACAGGGTTTTTGCCTCTTTCAGGAGGTACGTTAGTAGGCGATTTACATTTAACAGATGCAAATGTGACAATAGATGATACCAGCTTAGATGGCACCGTAGATTATTCGTCTAATGTAAATAGCCAGGGTTTTTATATTAGAGATATTAATGGCGAGTTTTTGGGGCGTATTATTGCTAGAGGGGCATCATATGGCAATGGGGTGTTGCTTGAAGCCCATAGAGTAGTTGGTGGAGTAGACAAGTATAATACTTTACGTATGGCATTAGATTCTTCTGGCGCATCCACGGTAGCAGTTACGTCTCCTTTAGTATGGCGTAGTGCTTTAGGAGCAAATGCTTATGGAGTATGGCCACAAGCAACGCTACCTTTAAATTTCCGAGCAGGTAGCACTTCTATTACTCCAGTTGCTCAAGGAGTGGCTACTAAAAATATTTCTTTTACTTCTTTGCCTGGAGTGCCACAAGCTATTATTTGTACATTACAAACAGGTGTTCTTGCATCTTTAAGAGATTGGTCTTTAGGCGTTACTAATATGTCTACTACGGGCTTTACGTTAAATGTTTATAATGCCGGTACTTCTACTACTGCGCGTTCAGTATCTTGGCTTGCAGTTTATGTGAGATAAGGAGGTTCTTTTTTACATTGTTAGTGTTTTGTTTATTTTATTAGGAGGTTAGGTATGTTTGTTCTTATAGAAATTCAGACGTATAAGGATGGTACTATTGGTAATCTTGTTTCTAGTTATTCTGATTTGAATCAAGCAGAGGCGGCTTTTCATACGGTATTAGCGGCTGCTGCTGTATCTTCTTTACCTGTTCATGCGGCTTCTTTATTAGATAACAATGGCTTTTTACTTAAAAATGAGTATTATGTTCATCCTGAGCCTGAGCCTGAGCCTGAGCCTGAGCCTGAGCCTGAGCCTGAGCCTGAGCCTGAGCCTGAGCCTGAGCCTGAGCAGGACCCGGAGCAGTGGTAATAAATAGTTGCTAGTCTGATAAAAAAGAGCTCTAGTATTTCGTATAATATATATGGAAGGGTAAAAAGCCCTTCTAACGCGGTCTAGACTTTGTGAAGGGAGTTTGAGTAAGTGGCCACGAAACTGAAGAGTCTGAAGATTGATCGAGTCGATTTGGTTCCCGAAGGCGCTAACTCGGCGGCGTTTATTACTTTGTACAAAGGAAAGGAGGGTAAGCCGATGGAGTTTGAGGAGATTCTTGAAAAGATGAAGCCGGAGCATGCGGAGGTTATCAGGGCAGAGCTTGAGAAGGCTAAGAAGGAGACTGAGGAGGCCTGCGCTAAGGCTGATGTGTGTCCTGTGTGTGGCCAGGATCCTTGCGTGTGTGAGGAAGATGAAGAGCAGTCTTCTACGGAGGAGGATATGTCTAAGGCTGAGGACAATAAGCGAACGACGTCTTTTGATGAGGATGAGACGCTCTTAAAGTCCCTTTCTCCTGAGCTGCAGGAGTACGTCTCTAAGATGCGGCAGCAGAAAGAGGCTGCAGAGGAGGTTGCTAAGGCCGCTATTGCTCGTGAAAGGCATGCTGAAGCTGTTAATAAGGCAGCAGAGCTTAAGGCGCTTCCTATTGCCGCAGATGAGCTTGTGACCTTTATTGAGAAGTCCAATGATGAGACTGTGGATATGCTTTCGGCTATTGCTAAGGCTATTGAGTCCACGGTTCTTGTTGAGACTGGCTCTAATGACAGTGGCTCTTTTACGGCGTCTGCTGGTGATGCTTGGGATAAGCTCGAGAAGAAGGCGGCAGAGATCGCTAAGGAGCGTGGTGTTACTAAGGCCCGTGGTATGTCTATTGCGATTGATGAAAATCCTGATTTATACCGTGAGTATTTGGAAGGAGGCGCGAACTAATGGCGAATGCATGGGAGATTCCTGGTGGTCAGTTTTCGCTGGATGCGTCTGATGAGTTAACGTTCCGTCGTTTTATTGCTGTTAATTCGAGCGGGCTTGCTGCATATGCCACGTCGGGTACGGGCCCGATTGTTGGTGTTTCGTATACTGAGGCTCCTGCGGGGGCACCTATTTCGATTATTGGCAGTGGTATAGCTATGGTTGAGGCTAGCGAGGATATTACTGCAGGCGATTTTCTTGAGCCGACTACCGGTGGTAAGGCGGCTGTCGCTGAAAGTGGTACTGCTTTTATTGCTTTAACTAGCGCTACGGCTAATAGTCTTGTTACGGTTAAGATTGGTTAGAAGGGAGGAGTGACTAATGCCTAGGATGTCTGATGCTCATATTGATCGCGCAATGACGCAGTTTTCCGTTGCGATGATTCAGGATGAGGCCAATTTTATTGCAGATAAGGTTTTTCCGATTATCCCTGTGAATCGCCAGTCTGACCTGTACTACCAGTACAATAGTGGCGATTTTATGAGGGATGAGGCGCAGCAGCGTGCTGCTTTTAGTGAGAGTGCCGGTGGAGATTACGGTGTCGAGGCACAGGATCCGTATTTCTGCCGTAAGCATGCTTTCCATAAGGACCTCGCGCCTGAGGAGAAGCTCAATTATGATGAGCCTCTGGATGCTGATAAGGACGCGGTGATCTTTGTCACTCAGAAGATGCTTATCCGTCGTGAGATGGCGTGGGCGTCTACGTTCTTTAAGAGCGGCATTTGGGGTTCGGATCTGCTGGGTAAGGCCAGCAGTCCTAGTACTGGAGAGTTCCTTCAGTGGGATAAGTCCGGTTCGGATCCTATTGGCGATATTACTAAGGCGTCGGTCGGTATGGCCGCTAAGACTGGGTATCGTCCCAATACTTTAGTGCTTTCGCCGTATGTTTTTTATGCTCTTAAGAATCATTTTGATATTCTTGATCGTATCAAGTACACTGAGAAGGGCATTGTTACTACTGACCTTCTTGCCACTCTCTTTGAGGTTGATAATGTGTATGTTGCTTGGTCGATTGTGAATTCCGCTGGGCAGGGACAGACTGACTCTATTGACTTTATTTATGGAGCTAACGCGCTTCTGTGTTATACGCCGCGTAATCCCGGTCTGCGTCAGCCTGCTGCTGGTTATATCTTTGCTTGGACGGGTCTTGAGGGCACGGGCGCGTTTGGTAATCGCATCGTGCGCATTCCGATGGATCTGCTTGGGCTTGGCACGGAGCGTATTGAGGGCGAGATGGCTTTTGACATGAAGCAGATTGCCGCTGATATGGGCGTGTTCTTTAAGGATGCCGTCGCAAGTTAATTAAGAGGTGTTTTATGTACATCGTTACGCGTACGTTCCGTGATGCTAATGGTGTCTTTGAGGTGGGGTCTATTGTAGGCCCCACCTCAGTAAAGACCTTTAGATCTCGGCTGCAGCAGAGGCATATTGTAGATATAGATGAGGCTAATATTACGGAGTGGGCAGAGTTTTTCAAAAATAGGCATGGCATTGATTTAAGTGATAAGCTTGCTCAGTACATTGCTAAGCCTGTTGGGTCCGCTGAGCCCGCTACGTTTATTGAGTCTATTGAGTCTACTGAGCCTACTGATTGGTAGTTATTAAGTAGAAAGTGTGTGTAACGTTCCCTAGTATCTATATTAAGTAGTGCTAGGGAGCGCTTTCTACGAAAGCACACAAGCTTATTTTTAGTATATCAGCTTAGAAATGGATAAAAAATGAGTTTTTCATATTCAGGTAATCCATCTTCCTCATCGCTTGATAGGTTGCGTTTTCTTTTAATGGATATAGATGAATCCAGCGCCATATTTTCAGATGAAGAAATACAATACCTCATTGATGAGTATGGTTGTAATGATGATATGCTACAGTACTGGGCTTTTACTCAAGCAGCAACTAAGTTTGCTTACCAAATAAAAAGGTCTCTTGGTCCTCAGTCTGAAGATCCTACTTCTAGGCTTAACTTCTTTAAGGCAAGAGCCGATGAAATTAAAGCAAAGCTTCAAGTAAAAGGCTTGTCTTTGCCAAAGTATCAGGCACCTAAGCAGTTCTTTAGAGGAATGCAAGATAATCCTCCTAAGCCGCAGGAGGCCCGTTTTGTTCGATAGCTTAAAAAATTGGATGACATGTCCTTTTCAAGTACGACACTTTGAAGGATATACTGCAGCAGCAGATCGGCGGTTTTCTGAGCCTATAGATATGATAGGGTACTTCGTAGGTAATATAGAAACTGTCACAGATGCTTCTGGTGATGATGTTGTTAGTTCGTCTCAGATATATTATGATCCTTCTATATATGAGATAGGGCCTTTAGATATCATTCTTGTTGATGGTGCAGAAAAAGATGTTATTCAAATCACAAATTATATGGACGGTAACTTTGGTACCAGTAGTATTAAGATTGTGTATTTATAATGGGTAAACAAGCAACAGTCTCTTTTGTAGTTGATGCTCGATCTTTGCGTAGCATGAAAAAGAATGTAGATATTGCTATGGCAGGGGTCGCAGGCTGTACTAAAGAAAGCATTCGAGATTTTTGTAATGCTATTTTATTTGATGCTGTTCAGCTTGTTCCCATAGATACAGGCGCTCTTGCTAATAGTGCTGATTTTGAAATACGGGGCTCAAGTAGAAAAGGCTATGAAGCTCGTGTAGGTTTTGGAGTAGGAAAACGGAACCCAGTAAATAAGCGTACCGGCAAACCAGCTAGCTCATATGCTGGCATTGTACATGAACAAATAGGCACAGTGCATCAGAATGGGCAGGCAAAGTTTTTTGAACAAGCTCTTTTTCAGCATGAGCAAGAGTTGGAGACTAAGACAGGTAAAGCTATTAGAGATTATCTTTCTAGTCCCTTTGTTGTACCTAAAGCAGAAGTTTCTGATAGAGATGATTCTGCAGATTCTGCACGAAATGCCGCTGTTCAAGCTAGAATGGCGGAGAGTTTTACAGCTCAGGTAGAAGGTAAATATTTACCTTTTCCTGTCCCACGAGGTATGATTTATAAGAAAGGCTCACGATGGTTTTTAAACCATGAGTTTTATAAGAAACATAAAGATACAAGAAAGAAATCTGTTAGAAAGTATAAAACTACGAGTAAGACTGCGCGCAGTATTAGAGAAAAAGAAAGCGCACGGTACATGAAGAAGGAAGCTGTAGCGCCTAAGCACTCAGAGCGAGCTCATAAGCGCACTACGTCCTCTGTAAAACGGGCTACTAAAGCGTCTTCTAGGCAAGTGACCACTTCTGCAAAAATACGTGGTACACGAACTACGGCAAATAAGAAGACTACTAAGAAGACTTTCTTGGATAGTTCTTTAAGACATGAAACTGCTTTAGATGAATATATGCAGTACCTTATTGATGAAGGTAATGCTAAAAAGAAAGAAAAGAAAAAGAAGAAAGGGCGTTATAATGGCCCTATTGCTTGAGGATATACTGCAAGAATTTGTATTACAAGGCTTTTATGAGGGTCTTGGTATTGATTTGTTTTATGACAAAATGCCTGATCAGCCGGATAGGTGCCTTGTAGTTTATGAGTACGCAGGATTACCTGAAGTACCTTATGAACAAGCAGTACACCGCAGTGTTCAAATAGTATGTAGGAATACATCTACTACTTTGGTTAAGGCCGATATAGAAAGGGTGCATACGTTTATATTCAATAGTCTAGACGAGGCAGGTAGAATTGATTTTAATGGTCGTTTTACCCAGTCTACGATCCGCCAGACTCCCTTCAAAATTGATGAAGACGATCGCACTCGAGTATTGTTCGGTTTTAATATAGGGGTCACTACCTGTAGAGATACGATAGACCCGCAATATGGCGCTAATATTGTGACATCTTTTGAGCAGCCTATAGAAGTTTCCTATGAAGGTGAGCTTGCATGGGCAACGGTTTTCTACATAGATGCTTCACGCTTAGTGCCAGATGCGCAATATCGAATTGTATACAGTTATGTGCCTAGTAATGATTTTTCGGCTATAACAGAGTCATTCACGGTTTCTTCTGAGTGGTTTGAAAGGCAGTCATATGCTATCTTACTGCCGGAGTGGGGACAAGTATTGCGTGTTATAGTCAATCCAGTGATTAATATGTAAGGAGGAAAGAATGACGGCTACTCGTATTGGTGTGAGTAATTTTCACTACGCCTTAATGACGGCAGAGGAGACCAAGACTACGCTGCCTACGTATGATACGCCTATTAGCGCTCCGGGTCTTATGTCTCTTAACATCAATCCTAATTCGAGTATTGACACCCTTTTTGCGGATGATGGCCCTTTTGAGACGGCGTCTACTATTGGCCAGATTGAGGTTGAGCTTCAGAAGAATGCATTATCTACCGCTAATAAGGTGGATCTTCTGGGTAAGACTGTTGATACGAAGGGTGGCATTATTTCGTCTGATACGGATCTGCCTCCGTGGGTTGCTATTGGTTTCAAGTCCCTTAAGTCTAATGGTAAGTACCGTTATGTGTGGCTTTACAAGGGTAAGTTTAGTGATCCTGAGGACAACAATGAGACGAAGGGCGACAGCATTAATTGGCAGTCTGATACTATTACCGGTAATTTCGTCAAGCTGATGTATGAGTACTCCAGTGGTACTGGTACTGATGCCAAGATTCTTCGTCCTTGGAAGTATGAAATGGATGAGGATGATACCGCTGCTGATGCTACTGTTATTAGTGGTTGGTTCTCGGCTGTTGTGATGCCGGTCTTTTAATAAACTATTCGTTATTTCGTTATGGAGGTTAAATAATGGCTGATATTCGTGCGATTAGGCCTGTAAAGCATACTATTGACCTCGGTGACGGCGTTGAGCGAGAGATTGAGTTCTCGCTCAATGCTATGGCCGACTTAGAAGATAAGTACGGTACAGTCGAAGCTGCGTTTAATAAGATACAGGAAAATAATATTTCTGCTATTCGTTTCTTACTGTGGTGCCTTTTGAATAATGGCGAACAGGAGATTTCTGAGCGAGAGATTGGTCGTATGATTAATCTTCGTAATCTTGACGACCTTATGACGGCTGTTATGGATTACATGGAAGAGGCTATGCCAGAAATTCAGGAGATGCAAGCAAAAAACCAGGAGGGGCCGACCTGGTAGATTTCTCTGATAGAGTAAATCCTAGAGATACTTGGGATTGGCCTTTTATATTATATACTGGTATGAACTGGCTTGGCTATACTGAAGAAGAGGTATGGAAGCTTACCCCACGTAAATGGAACGAGCTAGTGTCTGTCCATGTAGATTTGGAAAGCCAGAAATGGGGTGGTAAGTCAACACGCAAGCAGTCGCGACAGGTGCAAACAAGCTATATTGATCAGATAGGACTTTAAGCAATGGCAAATGCGGGTACTTTGTCTGTAGATGTTCAGGCACGTATTACAGATTTTACGAATAATTTAAGGCAGGCGGAAACACGCGCAGATGCATTTGCTGCTAGACTTAGCAAGGTTGGTAAAGCAAATTATTTTGCACCTATGCAAGAGACGCTTAAAGGTATGTCTCGTGACTTTAAGCAAATTATTCAAGGTATTGTTTTAGCTCAAACATTTTATACAGGATTACAGCTATTTAAACAGCTTGCTGCAGCTGTATATGAGTATACAGACGCCCTTGATTATGCTAAAGTTACGTTTAGTAATTTATTCCGAGATGCTTCATTAGGTGAGGAGTTTGTGTACGTACTGCAGCAGTACGCAGCTCGCTCACCTTTTGATTTTACAGATATTGAGAAAGGCGCAAGACAGCTTGCTGCATATGGTATTCAAGCTAAAAATTTGATGTTTATTATGCAGGGCATCGGTAATCTTTCTGCTGTAACAGGAGACCCTCAAACATTTGATTCTGTGTCTCGCGCAATTGGACAGATTTATGCAAAAGGTAAATTATCCGCAGAAGAAATGAGGCAGCTTGCAGAAGCTGGCCTTAATGTTAAAGCAGTTTATGAGCGTTTAGGTGTTGATGCAGATACCGTAGCAAACGCAAATATTAGTGCCGCAGAAGCAATTAATGCAGTTATAGATGTTTTGAATGAAAATTATGCAGGTGCTATGAAGGCTGCAAACATGACTATGCGCGGCATGATAGGCAATATTAAAGATGTTTTATTATCGACTGTTTCAGCGGTATATGAGCCTTCTTATAAGCGTCTTCAGCAAGTACTTCTAGGATTTCAGCAACAATTAGATAAATTTCAGCAGACATTTTCTACGGCTGGCTTAAAGGCTGCTATTGAAGAGGCGTTTGGCCCTGAAATACTGCAGCTTATTCAGCAATTTATAGCAATTTGTCAAATGCTTGGAAACACGATTTATCAGTTATTAGTCCCAGCACTACAGATTTTTGCTATGTATGGGCAGTCTGTTGTTGCGGTAATAGGTATGCTTGGTCGAGTTGTATTGCCTCTTATTCAAGCATTAGCCGCTTTGTTAAATTCATTGTTACAGAATGCTCAAGCTGTTCGTATTTTACAGATTGTTTTATTAGCATTAGCAGTAATGAAGGTTGTAGGAGGCTTTGCTAAGTTTTTGCAAGGTACTCTTGGTCTTCTTACTACACAGATTGGCCGTGTTATTAATGTGGTATCTGTTGCGTCTAAGTCTATGCAACTATTTAGGTATTCTATGCAGCAAGGCGCAACAGTATCTGTTGCAGCAGGAAATGCTTTTAGGTATTTTACGGCTTGCTTAAAAGCAAATCCAATTATTATGATTATTTCTTTAGTCCTTTCCTTAATTGCTGCGCTTGTTGGTTTGCGCTCTCTTCTTGGCATGACTTCTGATGGTCTTTCTGAGCTCAGTAATGTTGATACCTCTAAGATTTTTGAAGGTATTAAGATGGGCACAGGGGACATCGAGAAATTTAATCAACGCCTTGATGATACTGGAGAAGCCGTAGATGACATTAATAATGGTTTAGGAAAAACTAAGAAGCGCCAAAAAGATTTACTTTCTTTTGACGAAGTATTTAGGTTACCTGAGTCAGATAGTGGTGGCGGCTCTGGCGGCTCTGGCGATGCTGGC